TATAGGTAGTTGAGGTGAGAACTATTACCTACAGAACAAAATGGGATGATGATGGCCCGAGCTTGGGAGATATGCATGATAAGTGGAACGATCTGTTTGACCGCCTATGTGCAATCGATGACATGATTGAAGCACTAAACGAGGATAAAAACGAGAAAAATCTCGTGAAGGATGGACCAAGTTGGCAGGAGATTCATCGCCAAATTGAAACTTTAAAATTGGAAAGAAAAGAAGTGGACAGAAGATTGTATAGCCTTCAAATGGACATAAATATTTTTAAGGGATATTAATGAACGGGAAAATTGGTGCAATGGTAGCCATCTTTATGATGGTAGGTATGGCGGTTGGGTTTGGTGGTTGGGACGATTCCAAGTCTTATGCTGATAACGTTAAGAATATCTTTTCCACCAATGTTATCAACTTTAGCGATGGGCCACACAGCCCCGAGCTAAATTGGAGTGATGGGGATAAGCCGGTTCGCGCAGTTGATGGAACACCATTCGGATATGTAGCTGAGCAGGACGTAGTTGCTAGGAAGAACGCGGTATTTTTGGGCATGAACGGCAGTGATCCATACGCCGAAAATCTATCACTTGCCAAACCCACCCACGCAGTTGACAAGTCCTGGGATGGAGTAGTGACCGAGGAGGATGCAATTAACAAGAAGATCGCCGAATTTATGGGGTAAGTAAATACTTACTCCTTTATCATCCATTATTCTTTTAATATACTCTAATTTGCCCAAGGCCCGACTTTCTATCATAACCAACACACTTGTCCATCCAAGATACTAAAGTGCCGCTATGAACCCCACACGCAATCCTCAGGCATTCTGTGGACCAGTATCGCTAAGCAATTTAAGTAAGAATAGTTAAATTAATATATCAGAATTCATTGCCCAATAATTTATCAATAGATTGAACCAATACCAACGATTGTTATTAGTTTTAACATGACATGAAGTGCACAATGGTACAAAGGCCCACTCCTTGCCATTACATATAGAATTTTTGTTATAGTCTATATGATGAATCGATAATCGTCGTTTGTTATCATTTTTACCACATATATAACATCTATTATTAAATTTGTAACGTATATATTCTTTGAAATTTTTATTAAATTTATTACAATATTTTTTAGATATTCCACCGCGCCAATTCCAATGTTTTTCTCCTCGCTCAGCATCGCCTATATGCATTTTATGTTCTTCTGTAAATGGTTTTCTCTTTTTACCAAGTTTTGCTTTTGCTCTATTTTTTACTGATTCTTCTGATGTTATACCTATCTTATATTTTTTAAAATATTCATATTGGCATTTTCGTGAACAAAAATGTCGTATATTATTTTTTTTATATGGTCTAATTTTTATTTCTATTTTACAATTATCGCAATTTACATATACCGGAGGTTTTGTCATTTGCCATGACATTCTACACGACTTAGAGCAAAATCGTTGTCCTCTATTAGCTATCCATCGTTCTATTTCATATTCATTTTTACACCATTCGCATATACACTTAACCATGACCATATTATTACCTATATATCATATGCTATTTAAAGTTAACTTTAATATATATACTAAATAATATAAAAATATTTAAATTAAATTTTTTGTATGAATTTGAGTGAGTAATACATCGGAGTTATCGTGAACGGGTCACTTGAAAAACTTGATGAATGAGTGTGGGGATCGGCGGTAGCTTTTCCAATATTGCTGTTTCCAGTGTTATCAACATTGTAATATGCATTTGGATGTTGTGAACCACTGCCTTCCGAATTATATCCACATCCACCAGAATTAGGCCGTGAAGATCTATCTTGCATTGAATGTTGATGGCCTGCTATTTCTGCGGCTGAAAGAGAGTGCCCCGATATTGTAACCGCTCCCACTATGGTGTGAGTACCACTTCCAGTATCTCCCACATTGTAATCTGAGCCAGCGCCCGCGCCAACCACAAACCTATCGCGGAGATCCACCGTGCCGGACGTACCATCACATAGGTGCCAACCATCAGGAACCGTTTCCCCCGACCACATTATGATTAGGCCAGTAGGAACACTCAACCCATCAAAATCTCCTATGTGGAGGTTACCACCTGAATAATAGATCAAATCGGCATCCGCACCCGACCCACTTCCATCATTATCAACTCCCCAGAATGTAGCAAGCATTTCACTTTTTGTATAATAATCATCTGTATGAACATGAGATGATAGATGAGAGGATGATTCGCTATATTGAGTTTCAAAGTTATTTAATTCGGTTGTGGTTATTTTGTTGGCGCTCGTCCAGGTGGTATAATTTTTTATGTATCCCATTATGTCACCTTCATTATATAATAAAGAGAATAGTAGTATGGCTCGTATGCTATATCATTGAAGGTTATGGTGTTTCCAGTATGAGTATGACCCAGACCCCCGCCCGCATATCCAGTAGTACGATTCATCGTTAATGCGGTTCCAAGTGGGCCTGTTGAAGGAATAGATGAGTAGCTTAATCCGGCAAGTCCATTTGTATGGTCTTGCCAAGTGTGGGTGTGAATTGGCATCTCATCAGCCGTTATAGCATGAGCAGTAACCGAGAATGATGCCGTAACTGAGGTTGAAGTTGCGCCTCCTGTGTCGCCAACATTATAAGTAGCACCCGCGCCCACTATGAATCGTTGACGCAAGTCGGGGGTTGTAACTGCTCCTATTGTCTGCCCATTGCATATATACCACCCAGTAGGAATAGTATCTGAATCGCCATGCCATATTACTATAGCACCGACTGGTAAACCCTCATTTATGATATCAGTATAATGAGAACCATCCAGTGTATCAGCGTCAAATCCAGTGTAGTATGAGGTGGTAAAAAAGTCTAAATCACTCGAAGTCTTAGTATAATGTTGGGTATCGTGATTATGTTCGTCAGCATCCTCTTTTATCTCATCCCATTGCGACTCAATATGATTGAATGCTCTGCCCGACAAATAATGAGTTGTTTCCCAGGGATCGTGAAATTTTGTATAAGCCATTTTTATCATCCCTTCATTATAAAACAGAGTGCATAAAACTTGGGCCTGATGTCGGTATTTCCGCCAGTAAAATATGATCCACTATGGCCGTGGGGCGTTGATGCAACTTCAGTGGTCGCAGAATCGACATCATAAGATGTGCCATAGTGAGAAATTACACCATAAGCACCACCCGAATCCCCTTTATAATCATCGATATATGAATGGTAATGGGAGGGCAATTCATCGGCGGTTATTGCGTGAGTTCCAACGGCAATAGACGCCGCAGATAAAATTTTGTGACTAGCTCCACCTGTAGTCCCATATGCATGATCATCACCCACCGCTATAACAAATCGATTTCTAAGGTTTGGAGTACCATTTAACCCATTACATAGATGCCAACCTGCCGGAATAGAGGCTTCTGACCCACTCCAAATACAAATTGTGCCAGTATCTATACCAGCATCAAGTATCTGTTGGGCCGTAAGTCCATCCAGCTTTTCACAAATAACCCCGGACCCAGAACCATCATTAGCAGCCGTTATGTACTTCGCATCGCACTCAGTTTTTGTATAATATCGCTCGGCGTGGGTGATGCTATTTATGTAAGAAACCGCCTCATCATAAATACACTCTAGATTGGTCAGTGCGGCATTTTTGGCAGATTCCGTCATCGAGTGCTCGTGCCAAGAAGTCTTAGTGTACAAATTATCAACTCCACTTATTGCTTGTAAACTGTAGTTGTAAACTTTCCAGTGAGTTTTTAGTATATATGAAAGAATGAGTTTCTACTTCGATGCCGGTTCCGGGGGTAATTGTTGCAGTATCCCCACCCACCAAAACGGCCTGATCAATCTCTCCATTGGCAGACCCAGACGGTATTATAAATGTAGTAACTATTGAATCGCTCGTTGTTGTTTGGTCCGTTCGATACATTCTGAAAATCTCAGCCCCACTCTTTTTAAGCACCAGATATTTTATTCGGTCGCTATCCTCAAAGCATGGTAACCACGCCTCAGATGCATCTTCTGTGCCGTCCGCATAAACTACTTGCCAAATATTAGGGGATTCGATAGCAGTCCACAACTTAGTAAACGTTACGAGAACTAATAATACGTCCGATGTGCTAACATCATCGGGGCTAGCCATTTTCTTTTGTATATCACTCAATTTAATGAAAATGTCTTCCCAATCATCTTCAACTGGCCCGGTATAAGCAACCACATCATAGTAATCCTGCTGATTGGTATATCGAAACGTTATATTGCTTATTAGGCAATCATCGTCAATATCATGCTTGGATATCTTTATGTGTTGGAGTACACCTGCCGCTAGACCATCCTTAGAGGTTGTGTACTCGACTTTCTTACCTTCCATCGCATATACATCAAGGATGGCGTTAGCCTCTTCCAGGGCTGCTATACGGCTCGACAACGAGGTATCTGAGCGAACGTTCTCAACTATTCCAGAAGACTCCGCGCCTTCTACAGTCTGCCTATTAATAATCTCAGCAAAATCGCTAGTTACTACCACTATTTGATAAAGGCCGGTATATACTATCTTCAAAACATCAGTTTCGGCTAGAGCGGTAGCACTAGAATCCTGTGAAATTATTTGGTCATTTTTGGCCCAATACCAATCCTTCCCAGTATCTACGCCTTTCTTACCGACCGTTTTTAAAGTATAATCTCCACCCCCCACTGACACATAAACTTCTGGTTCTCCACCAAGTTTATAAGCAACTGGAAAAGAAGTAGTTTGTCCATCACCTTTAGCATATTCTGTTTGGATGTCGGTTTCTTCCCAAGTTCCTATAATATATTGGCGGTTTCTATATTCGGGATTAGCGTGGGTTACACTCACACCGGAAAATGCATCCTCGATGAGGAAGTCGTCGGTTTCTATGAGATCCCATTCTGCCGCATAGCTGGTCCTATCAACAAAATATAACCTTTTATATTCATCAATAAACCATATAAATCCGGCCCGTTCTGCCATCTGATCAAGAACTTCTGCCGCACTTATATAATTGGCAATATATTGGGTGACGGTTCCCCCAGCTTGGATTTCTCCGAGGGTCACACCTTCTGCCTCAAGATATTGATCGAGAACGTAGTTAACAATTGTTTCGATGGTGGTATCTTGCCAAGCTTTAGCAACTATGCGTTTTTCAGCTAAATAATGATAATCGGTGCACGATATCGAATGTTTTATTACATCGCGGCCACTTACTAATCGCTCCGAACTACTATCGATATATCCTCCAAACACTTTGTAACCAATGTCCGAATAAATTTCTACTTCCTGGCCCTTTTTGAAATGTTTGAGTGCGCCGATGTCCAAAATTGTAAATGATGCAGTGCACCTTTTATTAACCGATAGATCAACTTCCGGAGTTGGAGATTCCATCAAAATGTTGTTACTTTTTACGTATATCTCATACCATGTATAAGGAAGAACATCTTGCCATGTGCCTAAATCCAATACATCCTGCCAAGTGAATGTATCGAACTGGTTAACACCATTAATAGTTACTAACATAATACCTCCAACTGCATCAGGTAAACATGAGCCAGGCGAAAAAAAATTTAGAGTGGATCTAAATCCATGGATATTCACCAACCTATAGTCGACAACCAGCACAACATGTAGGTAAAACTGGATCATAAACTGGAACAGATGGCACATAAGTTTCCGGGCAAATGCTAGTGAAATCTGGCATCACTTTAGGTACATCAACGATCCAATTGAGATATGAAATGGGATACTGTAACACACCATTTATAGAAAAATTCCAACTCATTAGCCCCCATCCTTTTGCCCAAATATATTTTTCTCTAGAAACTTCTTCGTTGTTATTGTCTAGATGAATAAAATGTATCTCTATGGCATCTCTAACTCCGGCCAAACCCCCAAAATCCTGCGAGAATTTTCTATAAAGTAGAATTTTATATCCAGGGCCACACCAAGGATCAAGGTGTCTTATCATTATGCCATGATGTTCCTTGAGCGTTTGAACAATCAATAATTTCACCGACAGTCCAAAATCTCTTCATCCATTTAGACGGTTTCAATGTATCAGATTCGCGCATAGAGAATCTACACTGTTCACCACAATCGACATTTGGATGCGAATCTTCACAGTCGTACATATGTCGAACCATTTGTTCAGATGCGAAGTATTTCCAATATTCTAAATTCCAGGGTAATGTAAACTTAACAACAAACCAATCTATATCGCCATTTGGATGACAATACATCCAATAACAATGTGCACCATCCCCAACAGCGTTAATTGATACTGTTTTACTATATACAACATCGTTACAAATCCAATAATCTAATACATCGATTATTTCTGGTGAAACGATCTGTTGATATGTTGGCAAACCACTGGGTCTGCTCAACTCCGGCCAAAATACACCGGGGCCAATACCATCATTACAATATGCCCACACAGAATATTTATTTTCACCCCACTCATCAAACTTGTGAAAACAGAATTGCCCGCCCCAACCGCCAGGTGCATAATAAGCAGTTAAATATTGCCCGACCAAGTTTGGTGCATCGAGTCCATGAACCCCGTCAGGGCACCATATCAAATATGAATCGTTCCCCGGCAACCACTGAAACGTAAACTTTTCATTTGGGCCAATAGTAACGGCATCGCATGTTATTGTCGAGCCGCCACCATTGGTGGCACTCATGTATTTCCCATTCGACATCTGTAAAGCGTAAACATTGTCACCTTGGGGGCATAACGTAATAGCATCGATATCTCTAGGCCATGCTTCCCAAGGTTTGACATGTATTCCATCGCCATCTCTTATACTAAGAAATGGCCCCCATGCTCCTCTAACAAGTTGTGTCATAATATTCACCTACAAATATGCACATTCAGCTTTAATTGTCATTGGATAGAAATCGTTGTAATATCTTAACGATGTGATAGCAGTGCTAGCACCACATTGGATATTGACATAATACGTGGTTTTCGCAGTAGTTACAACCGTAAAAGCAGCGACCGCCAATATATTATTGTCTACATCTGTTAGCACCAAGTGTTCTTGTAAGGATAAATTATCTGAACATTTGTTTGGAAAAGACGATAGACATACCCGAGTATCATGCCACGCAGGAGTGGGCGACACTGAACTCGAACCGTAAACCATGTAATTAAGTCGCCAGATTCCAGGGGGTATAGATATTCGCGCAGCATTGGAGATATTATACCAGGTTGAATCAGATATTCCAGTCGTTTTAGATCGCCGGGTTGAATCAGTTACGGTGACGGTCCACTTGGCCGGATCGAGCGGGAAGCCTACAGGGGCCTTTGCAATACTGTAATATGGATTTGTAATAGCGCCTGCCGCCAGGGTATAATCAGTACCACCATAGAGGGTGAAGGTCGTATTCGGGCTGCTATAACTGGTTTTCACTACAATGAAATACTTGGTAGCGCCGGAATGAGTCAATGCGATTCTAGCTCCGACCGGAATAATCAAAGTATAGTCACCGTTGCACGTGACTGTGTAGACCGGAGCGTCGGCGGCGGAAAAAGTTAATGCAGGGGCATCAATCCAGCCGGTCAGACGACAACTCACGGCCGAATATATCTGCCGCCAAACTGCTGCGCCAGTAGCTACACTCTCGGCCACAAACAACCTATGATCTGTAACATTCCACCAATTACTCCCAACTGAATATCCATCATCAATGTCATCTCCAACCCCCGGATCAGTGGCCCCCTTTAAATTGCTTTTGCAGATGATACTTTCAATCACATCCATATTATCATTTATATCAATGATACTTGCGGTATCTCTGGGTTCCGGTTTTTTAATCGCAGGATTTCTCGTACAATATTGCATTAGATCACCTTAAAAAATTAGTGCAACTTGAGTCCTCTCAGATTCAAGTTGCTTTTTTGTCGCTTAGACACAGTTTTCTCAATCTGCTTCCCATCGATATTAACAATTGTTATGATGTTGCCATCACCATTAGATCCATTATTGAAGCCCATTGCTGCCAACTTAAGGAACAGCTCAGTAAGATAGTTGGGAAGAAGCAATTCCCGGCCCTTTTCACCTGCAATAATCCTAGACGGTTCTTCAATCAGGGAACCTTTAGCACCCCAAGAAAACGATGAGTTGCCCCAAGTACCTGATGGATGAGATTGAACATAGTTGCTAATTGCGACGCCAGACCAACTCGGTGTTGGATATGTCCCTACCCAAGCTCCACCTCCGCCCTTAGAAGTCCCACCAAATCCGCCCATCGTGTACCAGCCACCTCCAAAACTGCTCATCGCATTAGAAACTGACCCAACAAAGTTACTTCCGGCAGATTCTATTTTACTGGCTGCACCACTAAGCGCATTTGATGCACCTGTTAACTCTGCTATAACAGCTTTATCCATCTCAAGGCGCTCTTTTGCCTGTATATACTCCTTATCATTGACGGTCATCTGAGCACCCAAATAATCATATGCTTGATCCACACTTAAATCCATAGTTTTACCAAAATCATATGTAGCTTCATTAACAGGTGCCGCGAAAGCAGTACCAGCAAACGCCAGATCATTCTTCCACATATTGCCGCTTTCAACGGCAGCAACAAGTTCCATATCCCTTATATATTGACTAGATGAAAGATTATTGGCATTCACATATGCTGAGATTTCAGCATAACGATTATCTGCACTTGTTTGGTATTCGGTGCTTTTTTTGGCTGAATTTACGGTTATTTCACCGGCTTTCTTCGCGGAGGCCTGTTGGTAATCCATAACGCCCCCACCTGTTATATACTCCGATGGGTTTATGTAAGAGGTGTTTCCATAAGGATTTGTATATTTTAGACCGGGTATGGTAATTGAAGTACCAATGCATGTCATATCTGTGAAAGTGCCTTCAACATTGCTGGCGCTCCTTATAGAAACCGAATCCATTGGGTTATAAGAGGTAGTTTCCCCGCCTGGTGGAGTATATTTTAGGGCATTAACCATTACCCTGTCACCCATACAAGTCATGTCTTCGAAATTGTCAACGTTTAGTGTATCAGGTGCTACATTACTACCAGTTCCTACTGATGTTTTACTGCCTTGTAATTCTTTAATATACTCTCCTAGAGTACGTCCCTCTATAACCTCCCCGTATTTAGCGCCTGATGTATCTCCAATTTTATTGGTGTCCGTTCCTCCTCCAAATCTAAATTCTAGATTTCGGAGTTTAGCTGCCACGGAATCTAAAGCACTCGCCCCGTTATTTAGACTGTTTCCAGCATTCGTGCCACCAGACTCAACATTTTTACCACCTGTAGTAGCATCTGTAAAGAAACTAAATCCAGATTTTTGAGTATCTTCTACCCATTTATTACCGGATGCTTCAAACTGTTGTTGAGCAACTTTACCAATTACTGCTATTTCTTGGCCGGATGCAGTTAATCCAATTCTAACAGGGCCATAACTTTCCGCAACACTATTTTTTGTTATTGTACTGGTTTCAATCGCAGTATTTCTAGCGGTAGAATTTACAAAATCTGCCGCAGTTATAGTCTTGGTTGAGCTATATAATGCGCTATCTTTGGTGGTTTGATTAGCTCTGGTCTGCACCTCATCATATTCTCTAAATGATTGCTTAGCCGCATTATTTATTTCAGTGTTGGTTTGACGCGAGTAATCAGATGCAGATCTTATGTCTTTGGGAATTGGCATTACACTATCAGCAATATCTTGACTGATTTCTTTTCTATTTGTTGGATAATCTATCAAATATGGCAATAATTTTTTAAGTTCGTCATTTGCCATTCTAAAAGAGTCACCAAGATATGTTATGTCCTCGCCTAGATCAGTTGTTAGATATGAGTAGCCTTCCCCAGCCGATTTCATCTCGTCCATTACAAATCCTTGGCCGCCCGTTCTATATCCAGCATAATTGGTATTCCAACCGCTAGTATCTATTACAGGAATACCGGGATATAAAAATTCTTCAGGTTCGCGAACAGTAGTTGACATCGTGGGTGGTTGAGTTACCGTCGATACATCCAATGGTTTATTAAACGTATCAGATGATTTAATAAAATCATATATATTTGCGGTATTCTGAGATATGCTTTTATTTGTGTCATACATACGCACAGGTGCATATCCTTTATAATTCTTACCTTCAGCTTTACGCAAATTATATTCTTCAACCGATATAGAACTACCGCTATCTTGATTATAATATTTTACGATCGGATTTACTTCGCCAACTGCCCCGCCAATATTTCCTATAACTGGTAAATTTATACCAGCTATTTTGCTAACAAGTGATTCTACCGCATCAATAGCAGGCTGTAAATATCCAGCAATAGTACTCCCCACGCCCGAAAATGCATTTCCTATACTAGTAGCCGCGCCCGCAGCTAGCGCAATTATAGTATTCCATGTTTTAGCAAATGCCGCATATATCTCAAGGGTTGCTTGTGTTACTATCTGAATGATGGAATTTGCTGCGGGGGTCATGGCTCCCGCCACACCACTAAGGAATCCACTTCCTATCTGGCTTATGATATCCCAACCGAGTGCGCCCCAATCCGATGCAATATTTATAGCATCATCTATATACTGGCCCCAATCTGTTGTAGATATAGTTTTAAAGCCATCTTCGATGAAATTGCCTATAGACTCGCCTAATTTGCGGGGGCCTCCGCCAGTCGCCCAACTATTCAGATTATCATAGATCCATCCAGCTAGATTAAGAGCAGTTCCTATAACAGCATTGGCCCCATCACCTATCATGGTGACGATTTCACCGCCAAGTTGGCTCCAATTAATCTGTTGAATCCAAGCTATAGCATTGGTAAAACCTGTTTTAAGATGGTCGCCTGCGGCTCCCCAATCACCCCTCGATATATCATCATATACCTGGCGAGCAACAGTTGCTACCCCATTTAAAGCTTCAGATGCAACCTGATTGAAGTATGTGAACTTTTCAGGCGCGAGCGAGTAGCCGATTGCTGCTAAACCAAGCGCAACGGTTCCAGCAACAACTGCAATACCAGCTATAGCAGAAACAACTGACCCAGCAGTAGCTATTAACGGCGCTATGCTTATCCCTGCAAATGCAGCCGATACTCTAGTAGCCAACCCCAATAAACTAGCCGACATTCCCGCTATAACAGGTGCTATTAGACCGGCTATAGCTGCAAATGCGGCAGGTATCTTCGAAACCGCTGCAACTACAGTTCCAGCATTGGATGCAATAAGAAGTAAGCCCGCTGTTATACCACCCGCCTTTAGAAGATCAATTCCTCCAAGATCTACAAATTTTTGTTTAAGGCCATCAACAACTTTTCCAATTGCTTCCCAAGTGTTAACAGTTCCATCAAGATTGCGACTGCTGTCTACTATTTGTTGCAACCATTGTACAGCGCCTTTTAAACTCTCCGAAAATCCCTTAACACCGTTTAAAACCGGCCCCGTAAATATTTCACCAAACACCTCTTTAACAGAGAACAAACGTTGCTCCATTAAGTCCCATTGATCATTAAGAGTTTGTATGGTGTTTGTGTATGCACGATTTACTTCACCACCGCTACTTTTTGAAACATCTTGAATTTCTCTGAATTTTTCTAATGCGCCGCCTGCGCCCAACTTGGAAAACTCTCGACCAGCATAAGAACCAAACAATCCAGTACCAAGAGCGTTTTTAGTTAATCTATCTACATCTAATGATTCAATAGCATCAAGAAGGCGAATTTGTGTCTCACCCATATTTTCTTCTGCCATCTTTTCATATTGGCTTTTAGTAACACCCAATAACTTTGATGCGACGTCAGCCCTACTAAATTCCGCTATCTTTTTGCCTTCGGCATCCCTAGTTTGCATTCCTATTTTAGAAAGAGCGTTTTCTATTCTAGCGGTGGATTCACCTGCTAATCCAGCAGTTGATACTGAAGATGTAAGCGCAGTTCTCATCAAGTCGGGGCGGATACCATACTGATTCATCAAAGCATAAAATGCAACTTGAGAATCAATATCGTTAGCAGTACCACGTAAAACTGCGGAACCACTCGCATCGACTATAGCATCTGTTAAATCTTTAGCTCCAATTGTATATTTATTAGCAACCGTAAGCACTTTATCCATGATGTCGCTTGAGTACTTTGTCATCTTCTGAGTTCTGAGAATGGGATCTTGTATATCAATTCCTGATTGTTCTCTATTAATCTGGGCGCTTTTTATAACCATATTAGCAATATCATCAGGACTTACCTCATAATTTGTAGCTTTAACCATCTTAAGAGTTTGCTCGGTTAAATTGTAGAGGGCTTCGCCCTCATATCCAGCCAGCGCATATGGCTCCGCTGCTTTTGTAAGATCTGGTCTACTCTTGACTGGAATTTCAATATACATATCTTGGAAGGCTCTTGAAAATTCGGTAAACGCTTTTTTACCTTCCGGCATTGTATAATCAAATTCAGGAATAGCAACCCGCGCTAATCCCATCATCTGAGTTTCCCAATCAGCAGCAGCCTTGGTGGAGGTTGCAATGGCAGCAGTTATCCCACCGATGCCAGCAATAAGACCAGCGAATGTCACTGCTGCAATACTTTTTAAGCTCGATTCTAGACCAGCAGCAGCTCTCTGAGCGAACGCCATCTGGGCTATCATTGACTGAATACCGCTTTGAAAGGCGGTCACGTTCAAAGCTGCGGACCATACCAAGCTACCGCCTGGATTATAAGCTGCCATATAATAACCCCCATATAATAATATAAATGTTCAAATAAATATCAAAATAATTATAAAAAATGAATGGTTGGGTTGTTTTATGACAACCCACGTTTCTTCTTTATCCCGTATTTAGCTTCTTTGTAGTTCCTCGCGTTTTCATTCGCTATATCTTTCATCCAATCATCGAAGCCTATTTCGGGCTGTTTTTTACTCGCGTGTTTTTGGGCATCTTTTGCAGCATCCGCCTCCGCAACTAAACTTGCCTCAACACATTCCCAATTAAATAAGAAGATCTGAAGCGGCTCCAACATCCATTCCAGCGGCGTTTTTGCAGGACACTCCCTTGCCAACTTGCCTGCGAGCACCTTTAAGTTTTTGCTCAAGTTGGGGTCCACTTTTCCCAACCCCAGGCGAGAACGCCGTCTCTAACAACTGTTTATTTTCCACCGTCAGATCCCTAATGGATATTTCACCCGCCTCATAATTGGCCTGGCCCTTCTCACAATTCACAAACTTAATACCACACGCCCTATCAATGCAGAAATTAAACACATCACAAGAGTAGTCGAACTGCTCTTCGGTATCTGCATCTGCATCAAAATCGGCATATATAGCAGCCAGATCGAACGCTGTGGCCGGAGTATATATGATGGGCACCTCAAATATCTCATCAGTTTGAGGATTCTCAAACTCAATAATGATCTCATACTTCTTCGCGCCTTTCATAAAGCGGGCAAACTCTTGCCTGGCATCTGCCTTTTCTACTCTAAGTCGTTTTGACATTTTTATACCTCACGTTTAATCATTAAGTCGTTTGGTGAGTACGCATATACTCCAATATGTTTCAAAAATATAGACGTATCAGCCAATATTTTGAACCCTATCTCTCGGGCCAAATAGCAAAATCCATAATCCTCGCCCAGCCAATACCCCTCATTATCCTTCTGATCCACTACTATCTCCGCAAACATTGGATAATAAATCAAAAGTTCCTTACCATCATGAAACTTCCCACAATGCGTCAATATACAATCCTTAGCAACCGCATCAACTGCCGCGCGGGGTATCGCTATAAACCCACATCCCAGCCCCTCAACTTCCTGAATCTCCCCATCAAAATTGAATTTTCCATCAGGCGTCTTAACAATAGCGATGGGGGGCAATTCCCTCTTCATGTAGACCCCACCGACGATCTGCTGCTCCTCATACGCATGTTTGCAGATCTTCCAAAAATCAGCAGGTGTAAATGCCACATCATCATCGATAAATGCCAGAATATCGTTATCAGTGTCCCGATGGAATATTGTAGCCCAGGTGCTCCTAGACTTGGCTATACTGGCCTCTAGACCTACCACAGTGGTCAATCTGAAGCCTTTTGGGACCGCTGTAATCAACCCATCCATAGACAGCTTCGATGATACGTCTATGGAGCGATGACTACACACGGCCAAAAGTACTATTAAAGTAATTGGCTGTTCCATTTTGCTCATATAATTTTCACCAAATTACTATAATATT